TACAGCCGCGCCTGATCCGCGCGACTGAAAACTCTGGCCAGAGCACATGGTTTTCGTGACGTAACCTCACGTAAGCTGTGTGCTCTTTTTTCTGCCCCCAGACTTTGGTTGGTGGCACGGATGGGCAAGAGAGGAGCATAACATGTACTTCCACGATATTGCAGATGTTCTACACGAGCTAGAAATGCGGCAGTTGCCAGAGATACAAGGAGAGGGCTCGAGGATTGAATTCTATTGTGGCGTTTGTAAGTTGGTGATTGAAGCAAAGGATGTATATGGGGGTGATGAATGAGGATATATGGTTTGATTTGCATCTGCCCAGAATGTAGACATGTATCACTATACCAGCCAACAAGCGATGGAACCTTTAATCTCTCGCCCTTGGCATGCGCGGCAGATGGATACATGATGAAGATTATAAAGGTGGATTCTTTCTTGATTGATAGATTGTTAAAAGGAGAAGATGTTAATGCCTCTTTTGGTGCCACAGGAACTTAAATCTCTTAAAACTATTGCTCTGCAACCACAGAACATGTCAAATCGAATTGAAGCGATTATGTGCATGGACCTTGCTGGAAAGGGGACTGGAGATATTGCTCGTGCTCTGGATATGACAGATTCCCGCATCTCTATTATCAAGGGTAGTCCGATGTATCAACAGGAGATTGTAAGTCGGCGGGATAAGCTGCTTTCAGAGTTTAGGGATAAGCAAACGGATAAGCTAATAGTTGGTGACCCTGTGGAAGAGATTCTAAAGGGTGCGGCCCTATCTGCCGCGCGAAAGAAGATAGACCTGATGGACAATGGTCGAAGTGAGTTTGTACAACTTGCAGCAGCTGGGGATATCCTAGACAGAGCGGGCTACAAGAGCTATCAGGAGAAGACGAAGATTAGTGTGGAGATTACGGATAAGATGAGTAATCGTTTCGAGGCCGCGCTTCGAGAGGGCGCGAGGATAAAGATTACAGAGGAAAGAAGCACGTGAACATAACACACATGACAGAGGAACAGAGAGGAATCATTCGTAAGGCATGCCTTCAGCGTTTCTATACATTTTGCAAGACTGTTATGGCTTATGATGATATCATAGAGGAACTGCACGGAGCATTCTGTGACTTCCTTCAAGCTCCTGGAAACAGGAAGCAATCTACAATGCCGCGGAGCTTTGTTAAAACGTGGATTGGCACCATTGCTTATTCCGTGTGGATAAGTCTTCCTAGAAATGAGGCAGACGAGTTCCCAGCGGGTATTGACCCCTTTGATAAATTCTACAACCTTGGACCAAACATTCGTATTTTAATAGCCTCTTATGTTATAAGCAACGCGGAAAAGATGATAAGTCTTATCCGAAAAACATATGAGTCTAATGTTGCCATGCAAATTCTCTTCCCAGAAGTCATCCCCGATAACTTTAAGAAGACGCGCTGGTCGAATGAGAGTGCTTGCATCAACCGAACAGAAAACTTTACAGAGTCTACATTTGAGGCCGCTGGCATCGGGGGCTCTTCAACCAGTCGCCATTATGACCTTATCATTGAAGACGATCTTATCTACGCAAATAAAGATGACTTCAGTGGTAAGGAACTCCAACCAAATCAGGAAGATATAGATAATGCTATTGGTTGGCATAAGATTGGAACCTCTCTTCTCGTCCCTGGAAAGCACACACATATTCACAATAGTGGTACACGTTGGGCAAAGCATGACCTTGTAGATTACATCTGGAAGAATGAACCTACCTATAATATCTTTCGCCGCGCTTGTGTAAAACTTCCAGAGGATATACTCAAGGGGGAGCAACTAGCAACAGATATTAACTGGGAAGAATGTGAACCTTCCTGGCCTGGAGCATATGACCTAGAACAGTTGAAGATTATTGCCCAAGCGCAGGGCCCCTATATGTTCGCGACACAATATCTCCTCATGCCAATGTCACCAGAGGAACTTCTCTTCAAAGCTAACTGGCTCCAATTCTATCAGCACAAGGAAGAGGTTCCAAAGACATCTCGAATCTTCACTACCGTTGACGTTAGTGAATGGGAACAGTCAGCAAGGAAGAAGACAGATTGTAACTCTGCTATCCTCACCTGCGCCTGGTGTGATAAGCGACACATGTGGATTCTCCACTACGACTACGGACGTTTCAATCCCACACAGATTATATTTCTCATGGCCAAGCATTGGCGGCTCTTCCACCCCGAGGCCATTTACATCGAAGCCATTTACTATCAAAAAGCACTTGCCCATTTTACAAGAGAATATATGGACATGGGCAAGATTCCTTTCATGACAATTCGCCAGCTTCTGCCAGAGTCCAACAAATCCAAGGATCTGCGAATTAGGGAGCTGGAACCTTTAGGGTCGAATCTGGCTATCCATTGTCGCGCTGATCATAAGGAATTTATAACAGAATGGTCAGAGTATATTTCTACCAATCGGCTGTGCAAAAAAGACCTTTTAGATGCAGCGGCATATCAAGTTCAGATTGCGCAACCTGGTGTTGTAGAGGCCCTTCCAAAGAGGAAAATTGAAGGAGAGCTTGTGGTAGTTCAAACTGCTGACGCCCTGCTTCGAGAAATCTGGGATGCAGATACGAAGAAGGACATGTTTGGAAATCCCAAGAGTCCTGCTAATCCCTTTGTTGGAAGAGATACCAGCTTGTTGGATATGTTAAGTGGCGTCATCGACCCCTTTCAATCTGGGGAGTAAGTTCAAATATTGAACTTACGCGGCCGCTTGTGGCCGTGGCATTTGAGTGTTGAATTGGAAACGCGTCTGCTTGCAGACGTTGTATTGAAGTGAGGAGATGAGGATATGCCTGAAGCTTTTGAAACTTGTGTAAAGAGTGGTGGGAGGGTGAGAACGAAGAGGTTGGGGAAGGGGAAGTATATGCATATATGTTTTAAGGGTGGGAAGAGTTATGCAGGAGAAGTGAAGACGAAGCAGATGGAAAAGACTGGGACGGATAAAAATGAATTTTCAGAGGGATTGAGGGGATAACATGAACGATGCCGCGAAAAAGAGAATAATGGACAAGAGGTGGAAGAGACTGGAAGCAGAAGGAATTGAGCGGCCAGGTGACGCGGAAGAAAATAGAAAACGAGCACAGGAGGCACACATTGATGGAGGACTCACAAACATCCCTGACTCCAAACGATCTCGCCAAGCCAGAGGAATCTTGGAAGCCAAGGGAACTTCTTAAATGGTGGAAGGAAGAGATTAAGTCGGGGGTTAGATATCGCACAACCTATGGAAGGTCGCGAGACTGGCCAATCTATAAGAATATGTATAGAGGCTTTTGGGCACAGGGTGTTGTGCCTGTGAATATTATTTATTCTATTGGAAGAAGCCTCATTCCACAAATTTACTTCCGAAATCCTAGGGTTAGTGTGACGGCAAAGAAACCAGGATATACAATGCACGCAATGGTTGTGGAAAGGTTGGATAACTATCTTATAAAGGAAACGAATCTGAAGTATGAGATGAAGTCAGAGGTTCTTGACTCTTACCTTTGTGGCCGTGGGCCAGGAGTTCTTGGATATGACAGCGAGTTTGGATTCAATCCAAGTTTTACAATTGACAGTGAGCTTGCGGATAGTGGACTTACTAGCTTCAATGACGCGGGGAAGAAGATAGAGTATATAGATAATGTTAAACCAGGAATGCCCTGGTATCTTAGATGTAATCCAGAGGACTTTGTTGTTCCTTGGGGTACGAGGAGATGGGAAGAAGCAAGATGGTTTGCAATTCGAAAGATGCGTCCACTACGAGATGTATTGGAAGATCCAAAGTATGAAAAAGTGAAAGACATATCAGCACCGTATCATACGCGGCTTGAGGGAAGTCAGGAAGGAAACTCTACGGATAAAACGCGGCATGGAGAACAGGACCAGGGGGCATGGGTGGAGTTGTTTGAGATACATGATAAGAGAACAAAGATGGTATATACGATTAGTCTTGACCATGACCAATTTCTACGAGCCGATGAAGATTTCTTACAGTTTGGGGATCTACCAGCTCGTGTGATTGGATTCAATGAAGACCCAGATTTCTTCTGGTGGACACCAGATTGTAGATTGATTCAGACGCAGCAGCTTGAAATAAATGATATAAGAACAATGGCGCGAAAGCACCGACGAGTGGGGCTGTTAAAGATGTTAGTGGATAAGGCTGTTCCGAAAGAGGAACTTGAGAAGATGTTAGATGAAGATCCAAAAGCTGTTGCTCGTATAGATGTGGGACCACAGGGTGATATCCGAAAGGTTGCCGCGTTTCTTCAGAGTCACGTTCCTCCAGATCTCATAAGCTACGCAAGTGAGGTAAGAGAGGATGTGAGAGAGATTGTAGGATTTAGTAGAAATCAGACTGGGAGCTTTGAGGCACCAAGTGGAAGGAGAACGGCAACAGAGGTCAATACGGTTAGGGCTGCAGCGATGATTCGGATAGATGAACGTCGGGATATAATGGCCGACCATCTTGAAAGTATCATCAAGGGATATAATCATATCATCTTCGACAACTGGACAGAGAAGAGGATTATTGATATTGTTGGGCCAGATTCTACAAGGTACTGGGTAAAGTTTAGCGGCCAGGAGATCAAAGGTGACTTTAATTATACAATCAATCCTGAGGAACAGACTCCACAGGATCAGAGTACGAGGAGAGCGGATGCTGAGGCCTTTATAGCCTTGGCTGCAAAGATACCAGGAATCAATATGGGATATGTACTTCAACAATGGGCGCGGCAGTTTGATTGGCTTGATCATAAACAACTGCTCCCCCAGGAACAAGGGGCAGGAAGAAGTCCAGAGAATGCTTTAGACTTCTCAGACCTGGCTAAATATATTGGTAGGGGAACATCAGCATATCCAGCACTAGGAGGATGAGATGGGTAGAGGGAATACTAATCTTGATAATTATGAATACGATAGTTATCTCGCTGAAAAGGCAGGGAAGAGTAGGACAGCAAAACAGGAACTTCAGCAAAGAAAGATTGAGCGAAAATATGCACATGATAGTGAAGGAGTTGGATATCACTTTGGTCTTGGGGATACACCAGTAAAAATCCACAGTCGCGAACATCTGCGGCAAGAGTTAGACAAACGAGGTCTGATGTTAGAAACTGACGTCAAGAAAGACCTTAGATAGGAGAGGAAGATGATAGGAACACTTCAAGAGGCATTAAAAGACGACAGTACTACTGCTGTTGAGCAAGAGCTCACCGCGAAGGACTTGAAACAAGAGCTGTCAGGTAATGTTGGGGATAGGATGAAGGAGAGAAAAGTAATAGTGATTACTCTAGATTATGGTAAACGTCCAGAGGTAGAATTCCAGGGCTTTTGGAACGGAAAGCTTGTTCATAATGCGATGAATGCAATCTCACGAGCCTACCGTTTGCTTCGGCATAAAAACATAAGGGTGAACGCAAACACCCCCAACCAAATGGAGGACGGCGATGTTACACAGAAATAAAGGGATAGGATGGAACTTCTTCCTGAATAATCGGGGAGAGGTGGATGGAAAATCTGGCGATGAAGCAGCTATGGCAGCAATGAAAACAGAGCTTGAAGGTCTCAAGGCAGATAAGAGTAAACTTGAGAAGGATTTGGAGGACACTCGGATGGAGGTTTTGACTCCAGAATATAGTGCGTTTCTGGAGAGTCTGGAGAAGAAGGCTGCACCAAAGGATGAGAAGAAGGAAGATGCTGGAGATGACTTCGAGAAGTTATCGAAGAAGGAAGTGTTTGAGAGAGCGAAGAATGCAGCATTAGATGAGTTCAATAAAACTCTCAAGAACCAACGTGATGAAACGAAGAAGGAGCAGGATGCCCGAACCAAACGGGAAATCGCCACCTTCTCGAAAACACATGAAGACTTTGAAAAGTATCGTCCTGTGATGTATGGCCTCAGCCTCAAACCAGAAAACGCAGATGTATCCCTTGCCCATCTTTATGACCTGGCAAAGGGACATGTCGCGGAACTTGCAGGAACCACGGAAGCCCAGAAGAAACAGCAACAGAAGATGGCATCAGAAAAGCCTGGTGGGGATAGTGCAAGTATGGAAAAACTCCGAAAGATGTCGCATGATCAAATTGCAAGAGAAGCTCTGGAAGAAGTGAAAAAAGAATTAGGGCCAATACCTGCTGCGTGATAAAGGATAGGAGAATCCAATGGCAGCTACGCTAACAGAATATCTCAATACACTATATACCACAACCTGGGTGAAACGACGTCCAGTTGAAGTGGATCAAGTGTTTGAGGCGAATAAGTTAACTCTTCTTATGAAATCCAAGGGGATGATTAAGTATGAGTCAACGGAAGGTCGACGTTTGGAGATACCCTTGAGAATCAACAAGACCACCACGTCTAAATTCTTCGGAAAGGGCGCAACCTTTACCATTACCGACTTCGACCCACTCACTGTGGCATATGACACCTGGAAGAACTTGGGTGATCAGATGGTGAGGTATTGGGAAGATGATAAGGTTAATGGGTCGAGCGAAACCGCGCATCTGAAGATGATGGAGAGCAAACTCAACACCGTTCGGGATACCCTGGATGAGAAGTTGGAAGATGCCCTGTGGGCAGACACTGGAGGTTCTAGTGTTCTGGATTACAACGGCCTTCCCTTTCTGGTGGATGATTCCCCGAGCACAAGCGCAACAATTCACGGCATCAACCAGTCAACTGCTGTTGACTCTGGTGGTAACTACTACTGGAGGAATCAGCAGAAAACAAGTTCTGGTGCCTTTAGCATCTATGGCGAAAGCGATATGACGAACTTCATGAACACCTGTAATC